AAGTTTAAGCTTCTTGTCTATGTTGTGTATACAGTCCTTAAGTGGTTGAGGGCCTGGTGCCTTACCTCCAGAAGTGACTAGCCGTGTGCCCTTTTCCCTGATGTCTGAGAAGTCAAACACCACTTCAGGCTTGCCGTAGAAATAACTTTCAACAAGCATTTTTACAGCGTCGGCCCAACCCTCGATGCTATCCCCTACGACATATCGGCGCTTACGTACAGTTGTCGGCTGCTTAACAAAAGGTAATTCAGCTACATGCTGCTTCTGCACAGAGAAGCCTGCGCCAGTCCCACCAAGCAGTAGGAACATCAACTCACTGAAAGAATCTGGGTGGTCGATAGGCAGGTATGCGCAGTTGAACATTCGTGCTGGGTTAAGTTCTATAGGCCGTCCAGCAAATTGCAATGAGCGCATCGACGGCAACACCTTCTTGGTCAGCACCGCCCTGCTGTATACCTCACGAATTTCTTCCTTAAGTTGTGGGAACTTCCTAATGTGCATTGCCATGTTTCTTGTTACAATCTCGTCCCATGTCTCACGACGTTTAATCTCTGGGATGTAACGGGCATACTTGCTGAAAACTACAATGTTTGACAAAATCTCTGAAGCTTTATTCATTTGTTTCCTTTAAATTGATTCAGTTTCTTAACAGTCCACCGCATTGGGTCGTCATACCATAGCTCTGGGGTTAGGTCTTCAATATCACTGTCGTGCTCATAGACCTCTGGCTCACTATACACTGACCCGTCCGGTCTTATAAACTCCCCACAATGCACTAGATCATCAATAATGGCCACCTTGAACTTGACACCTTTGGCTGGCCCAGCTTCCAGCGTTACTATGTGGGTGTATTTAACCACTGCACATATCCTCGTATTTATCAAATGCCTTAATCCACTCAGCACATTGCTTAGAGCGCAGGATGTCCTCGTGCGTAAACTCAACCAGGTGAACATTCATATCAAGCGCCCGCACCATGTCAATTAGTTTAGCCAGTCCTGAGCCCTGGAAGCGTGGACTAATCTGGGCAATGTCCCCACACAGCACAAGCTTACTATATTTACCCTGACGTGTGAGCAAAACTTTCAATTGCTCAAATGTCATGTTCTGACATTCATCTACAAGGATGAAGGCGTTGTCGAATGTAAGACCCTGGATGTATTCAAGAGGGAGGAATTGAAGCGTCCCGTGTTTCTCCCAACTTTCCTGTTGTGGCACTGACACACCATGTAAACGCAGGTTCTGTTCAATAGGCCTAACCCATGGCCCCATCTTCTCTCGTTCAGAACCAGGTAGAAATCCATTCTTATCAGCGAAGGACACATTAGGGCGTGTCACTATAAGCTGCCTAGAACGCGTTTTAAGCCACTCTACAGCAGCCCCCACCCCTGAGTATGTCTTACCTGTCCCAGCAGCTCCTATGGCTATTGTGGGCAGCATATCACGGTCTCTAAGAGCGAGGTTGTACAAGTCATGCGTCTTGGTCATAGAAGTCTACCTCAGTAACGTATGCAATCTTGTCTTGGTAGCCATCATCATCTGGCTGCGTTATTAACTGACACATAGACTCTGCACTAACCAACTCTGTATGAACTGAATGGGCATATGTTGCGTCATCGTCATAGTATCCAGCCATAACTACATAGACTTTACTGTTGCTATTCATCTTAGTATGTCCTCTTCATAAACTGACTGTATGTCACCCCAAGTATCTTGGTACATGTTTGTAAATTCAGGGGAGCTAGACAAGGTAACGGAGTATTTGCCGCCACGGTAGTGCTCACAAGCGTCCTTGATTAACTCGTCAGAGTACCACCAATCATGCAATTCAGGTTCAGGTATTTCAATACTGTAGCAGTGGTCGCTCAATTTTCTTGAGAAGTTAGCGTACTTCTTCATCTTCATCCACCTCTTCAAGGTCGTCCATCTCTACCATCAACGTGATGGGGAGCATTCCAATACGTGCTGCGACGACAACGAATACAGCCGTAAACAATCCAGTTACTAAACACTCAAGGAGTGCATTCAAAGCTTGCACCATTATGGCTGCCCCAGTTTATATATAATTAACACAATGACGGCTATGGCAGCTACACTCTCCCAGAAGGGAAGCTTAAGCGCCATAAAACTGCCAAGCGTAGCAAGTAGAGCTATGACGATTTGTTTAACCAAATAGCAGCCCCCACGAGTCGATTACGAAGTCATAAGCCTCCATAAGAATGGCTGCTGCGAACACAGCAATGACAAGCCCAATCACTGCATTGCCAAGGAATGCAAACATATCTTTAAGAAATTCCATCAGAACGCCTCCCACAGTTTATGAATAAGGGCCTCTTTCTCCCATTTAGTGAGGCTGTCATCTGAGCGTATTGCTAACACTAAGTCAGATACAGAGGCATCTCCATCGACACCTCCATCAGCAATCACTATGTTAACTTTCCTCTCCCATGCTTCCAGGTCAGTCATTCAAAACCTCCACATACCTAATTGAATCACTATACCTAGCATCAAGGAATGTAAGCAACACAGCAGCAATGACAGGCGCATTGTCAAACTGATCAGCAAACTCCCCAATCACCTTGCGTTTGTAATGTGTCACCTCAGCACCCGATTTACGCAATGTCTTAGCCTTCTCAATTACGTCAATGGCTTTCTGCAAGTCGTCTGTGTTCTTTGTACGTGCAATGTATTTAGCCACTTTACAGAAGCAGCTATCCCCATTAGCCACCATGTATGTCAATTGCAATGGCTGTATCTTCATTGAGGTGTAATGACTACCCCCCACTTGCTTGTCCCACGCTGTCATCAAGCCCCCTTAGCTTCAATACGTAACATGACGTTCTTCTTAATCGTCTCAGGGCCATACTTATCAATACCAGCCAGCAACGCATAGATTGCTGCATTCTCTTTGTCAGAGAACATTGACAGGTAGCGAGACGCACATTCTTTACCCTCGTCTACATTCAAGTTAAGCGCCATTACAGCACGATTGTATGCACGCAGGAGGGGTTCTTGTACTTCATTGAAAGTATCAAAACTGCTCATTTGTTTTTATTCCTCAGCTCTTTGGCTTGTTGTTTTTCTTCTTTGGTCTTGGCGTCATGACAGGCCTTGCATAGCACCTGCAACCCGTCTTTCTCTACGAACATTCGTTCGATAACTTCATCCCACGTGGTAAACCCAGTTAGTGGCACCACACTTTCTATGTGATCTACAGCCACCTCTTTAGCTGGGAAGTGCTCATGACACTCAGCACATTCATAGTGCTTAGCCATACGTCCTGTAGCTTTGTTTGTCTTTGCTCCACGACATGCGTCAGCCAGACATTCAAACTTAGGTGGCCATCGTCTTGACATTGCCCTAAGGCCACTCTTGATGAAGGAGTTGAAGCGGGCTTGTGTCCATTTTCCAGAGTTACGTAGCACGTGGTTTCCTCCAGAACACTGGCTCCAGCTCGCCATTCAAGTTGTCGGCCCTTCTGATCATGTATACGAGGTTTGCTGTCTCAGTCAATAGTTCCATAGCCTGCTCACCATACAATTCGTTATACACGCCCTCAACAGCGTTATAGAGCGACAGCTCATCCTCGCAGTCTTTAAGTAGGTTGTACGTCTTAATGTCAGACCAACCCCTTGCCCCTCCTATATTGTCTGTGTTATCGCCTGTAAGCATCTGAGCGTACAGCAACATATCACCAGTGCCCTTGAGTTTCTTACCTCCCTTAAGTTCTAGCGCACCATGCTTATCCACCCACTTAGGCCCAAAGCTAGGTTGCTTACCACATTCCCATCCGTAGTGCATACCAGGCACTTGACGTAAATCCTTATCTCGTGTGCAGATAACAGTATCTTTAAACTTGAGCCGCTCTGTCTGTCTCATTGACATCAGATCGTCAGCCTCAAGCCCCTCCACAAGCTCACTGTCGTAATTAGCCATCAGGTATGAGCGTATGTATTTCAGGTAGTGTGGCTTGTCTCCTTTACGATTGCCTTTGTAAGGCTTGCTCTTGGCCACGTCATTACGGAAGTTAGTCTTGCCAGTGAAGAAGATTGTTGGTGGCTCTGTTGCATACACCTCAGCACAGATTTCCTCAATCTTGTTTGTCACACGTTGATTAACTTCCTCAACAGGCACAAGGACAAGCTGGTCGTCTTCAAAGCGTTGACAGCCAAAGGCTAGTTCATACGCTACTAGGTCTCCGTCAATTAGTGGTTTTATTTTTCTTCCCCTTGTCACACGTTGTGCCACAGCACATGTTAAGTTGGTGTGTCATAGATTGCCCTTGAACGTCTTTAGCTTTATCACTTTGTACCCAGGCCGGTTGTAGAAAGCCTCTATAGATGGCTCTTTTAACTTAAAACTCTCCACCCTATCACGGAGCCGCTCTCCGTCTTCATGCAGCACGCTGTGGTAGAGTGTACCGTCAACAAGGCTAGACATCCACCATTGACCAGTGTCCTCATACACCACCTTATGTGTCCACTTCATCCCAACCTCCGTACAGCCTCTCGTACAAGCTCTGCATCCGCATTGTTGGTGATGGCGGAAAGATATTCCGCCAGTTCGAGGAGTTGTTCTTTAAGCTCTTCTTTGTTAAGTTGGTGCAACTTCTTCCTCCTCCACAACCTCAAGGCGAGACGCCTCAATCCAATAGAATTTCATCTCCCCATCTGGCATATACATGGCCATGTCCTTGCCTTCGATGTTGGCTATGCTATTCACAGCACCAATATCTCCCTTACGGAAGCCATATTTACCAAGACCCTTGGCGTTAATCAGCTTAACTTTGTCACCTATTTTCATTTGTTTCCTTTGAATTTATTGAGC